AGGATATCAAGGTGCTGCGAGGAGCGGTGTGGGCAGTGCCAGAGGACGGCAAAGCCTATTTAGTCGATTTACTCGTGGGCGGAGGCATCAGACTGCACATAGATTTCATAGACCTGATATATCGCACCCTTCACGATATCACCGAAACACCCCGAGCAGCGTATGGTGGCACTGAGAGAGACCTGTCCGGGGCAGCCATGAATATCGAGCTGGGCTCGCTAATCCAGAAAGTTACCCGGAAAAGGACCATACGCACCAATGCTTATCATCAACGAGCGGAGCTCATTCTAAAGCTGGCAGAGAAATATATGAGTGATAACTTTGACGGCATCACCCACAGAGTAGTCTGGGGTCCTATATTGCCAGCAGATAAAGCCAGGCAGGCTCAGAACGAACAACTACTGGTCCAGGCAGGAGTGCACTCACGAAGAACTGCCATGGACGAGATAGGGATAATGGATCCTGACGAGGAGTTTAACCGGTGGCTGAAGGAAAGAGAGAGGATCCTGCAAATGAATCAGGAGTTTAGGGCAGCCTCCACTCGCGGAGGAGCGAGAGAGAGAGCGACAGCCGCGGAGATGGAAGTGCCTGAATAATAACTCACAAAGGAGAATTACTTATGCCAGATATCGAAAACGAGGAAACCAAAGTAACCGAGAACCAGGTTCCAGCAGCCGATGAATTAGCCGCTATCAAGGCTCAGCTTGAGGAAGAGAAAACCGTCAGGGCGACTCTAGAGGAAACCTTAGCGGAGCGGGATACCAGGGTAGCTGAGCTTGAAGCTCAGGTAACCGAGTTCACCACGCAGCTGGAAGGCAAAACCCAGGGATTGGAGGCCGCCGCTGTGGAGCTCGCTACCACCAAAGAGGCCAAAAGCCAGGCGGTAGCTAAATACCAGGACATGGCTAAAGCCCTTAATCCCACCATCCCCGAGGGCATCATCACTGGAGAGACTATCGAGGAAATAGATCAATCCGTGAAGAAAGGTAAGGCTATCGTCGAGGCGGTCAAAAAGACTATGGAGGCTGAGGCTGCAGGAGTCAAAGTGCCCGCAGGGGCACCAACCAGAGACGAAATATCACTTGAGGGACTTTCCCCCAGGGAGAAGATCGCCGCTGGTATTCAATCCAAAGGAGGTAGTTAATTATGAGTATATCTTTACTAGAAGCCAGTAAACTCTCGACCGATATCCTGCTAAAAGGAGTCATCGAGACCGTCATCAAGGACAGCCCCATCTTGCAGGAGCTGCCCTTCATTCAAATCGTGGGCAATAGCCTGAAATATAATCGGGAGAAAACTTTGCCCACCGTAGCCTGGCATGCCCCGGTAACGGGAGCCTGGGCTGCCTCAGAGCCAACCTTCGAGCAGGTAACCGCCAGTCTGGGCGTCCTGGGAGGCGATGCCGATGTGGATAATTTCCTTAAGTCCACCCGCTCCAATGTCCAGGACCTCGAGGCAGCCGTTATCGAGCTGAAGGCTAAAGCCGTAAGGCACGAGTTCGAGAACACGTTCATCAATGGAGACTCATCGGTGGACGCCAATCAGCCCGACGGACTGCATAAGATGCTTAAGGGCACTGCCTGGGTAGCCGCCACCGCCTATGCCCTGGACGATACCGTCGTCCCTACCGCAGGACTGGAAAACGGCTTCAAGTATGTCTGCACCACTGCAGGCACCTCTCACGCCACCACCGAGCCTACCTGGCCTACCACTGAGGGAGCCACCGTAACCGATGGCACGGTAGTCTGGACCTGCTATGCCGGTCATCATCTTGGCTCGGGAGCCAACGGTGCTACATTAAGCTTTGCTAATCTGGATAGCCTCATTGACCTGGTGAGAGGCGGCAAACCCGATATGCTCTTAATGAGCCGTAGAAGCAGAAGGAAGATCCAGGGCTTAATCCGGGCCTCAGGAACCGTCCTGGAAACCAGGCCTGGCATGTTCCTGGAACAAATACAGCTCTACAACGGCATACCCCTCGCTGTCAATGACTGGATCAAGGACAACTACACAGTAGGTGCTTCCGAAACCTGCTCCGCTATCTTTGCCTTCCAGATGGGCGAGGGTGCTGTTTGCGGGTTGTCCAGCCCCGAGATGCTCCAGGTGGAGCGACTTGGCTCCCTGGAGACCAAGGACGCTTCTCGCACCAGGGTTAAGTGGTATACATCACTGGCCCTCTTCAGCCAGATGAAGGCTGCTATGCTCACCGGAGTGAAAGACTGATGTGGTTGCTGGCACGGGCCTGCGGGCTTCAGGAGAGGATACGTCCCATTAGGTTAGTTCCAAGGGAGAAAGTGGGCAACGTTCGCGCCGTTGAAGGAGATGGATACCCTCGACTAGCTCCAGAGAAGTCCTCTTGGTTCCTTCGGGGATCGCACCGGCCAGCAAGTCATTTCTATTCCTCCCTAAGAATAGGGGGAGGGAGGGTCGCCACTCCCTCCCCCACTGTAGTGGCGGGGTTCATCCCCGCCTGAGAGGGTGAGGGGTGAAAATAATTAGAGAGAGGTAAATAAAGGAGGTAAATTATGCTTTTATTCGACCAATACGGCAGACCCATATCCATCTGGGCGCCAGCGGATTACAACCATCGCCTTGTCGATGGTGCCCTAACCGAGGACGGCGTCCAGTGGAGCGCTGAGGTCTCTACCGTCAATGCCAATACCGATTACACGGTGTTGGAGCTCACCCTGGACAACGGGCAGTCAGGAGACATTTCGCTATTAACTCCAGCCTTAACCTTAGCCATCAAGGCGGGCAACGCTACCGCTGATGTTAAGTTCAAGTGGCAGGCAAGAAACAAGGCTGGCACCTGGGTGGACTTGCATGCCTACATCACCCTGGCAGATGTCAACACTACTTATGTGGAAAGAACCGTCAGCGGCTATAAGTTCCCTGTCACCAACCTGAACTCTTATCCCATAGACGTCAGGCTGGTAATCCAATCCAACGAGGCCACGCCAGGCGTAGCCACTGCTAAGGTCAAGAATAGCAGCTATGTCAAGGTGGAACTGAAGTGACAACAAGACCTCAAGTAAGGAACCGAGCCGAAGCCGAGCTCGATAACTTCGCCCTGGACCCGAGCTGTGTCCTCTATCTCCCTCTGTGGAAGCTCGACGGCGATTCCTTTATGAGCAAGGACGCCTATGGGCAGCTGTGCACTAACCACGGCTCTTTGTGGACTCCGCAAGGCAGGAAGTTTGATGGGGTGGATGACTATATCACAGCAGCAAATGCTCTTCCTATAAGCACTACCGATGATTTTACTGTTAGTGTATTAGTTAACCTAAAAGCAGATGCAGTCAGAGATATGTTTGGTTATTATGGAGATTCTAATAACTTATTTCTACAGCTTCTTGCAGATGGAGCAGTGCGTTTTAGATACAAGGGAACGGAGGCTTCCCCTGGCACACAAATTGACACATCATCAGGAGTTATATCATCTGATACTTTTTATTGGATAACAGCAACTAAGGTAGCTGGTGATATTGCATCACTGTTTATTAACAGCAGCGCACCTTTAACGACTCCAGATATGCAGGAATCTAATATCACAGGAGTTCCTGAAATCGGTGGTATAGCTAGCTTAACTTTTCATTGCAAGGGATTAGTTAATGAAGTCCGCATTTACAGCCGAGCCTTAACTCCCCAAGAAATCCAGCACCACTACATCGTTAGCAAGGAGCTATTCGCATGAACCTAGCCACAATGAGAACCAGAGTCCGGGAGGACTTACAGGACACCGATGCTGCCAACTATCGCTGGACGGACGATGAGGTGGACGGAGCTATCGAGAGGGTAGTCAGGGAGTTCTCCCTGGCCTGTCCCCTGCAGCAGCAGGACGATATCGCCACCACGGAGGACAGTAATGAACTGGATATCTCCAGCCTCACCAAGCGGCTTAAGGTCTACTCCGTGGAGTATCCCCTTAACCGGTTGCCACCTTATTACCAGCACTTCGAGGTATGGGAGACAACCCTCTATATGGGAGATGATGCGGGCAACGGAGACGATGCCCGCGTAAGATGGGGAAAGCAGCACACCCTGGATGCTGCAGCCTCAACCATCCCTGAGCACTTTGAGGAGATCATCGTCCTGGGAGCCACGGGCTACCTGGCCACATCAGCATCAGTCTATACCGTGGATAAAGCCACCAACGCAGGCAGATTTGCCACAGCTAACTTCTTGAAATGGGGACAGCAAAGGCTTGACCGCTATGAGAAGAAGCTCAAAGCCATCAGCAGCCGAGTGATCACCAGGGGGCTTATTAACACCGATGATTAAAGGTAAAGGAAATGAATATGGATGTTAGTTACATTTTAACCCCAGAGGTTCAGGATCAAGGCTTCACCTTAAATGAGCCAGACGATCACGTTTTAGAATTGCTTCTTCATGGCAAGATTCTAGCCAGATTCAACCAGACGAGTATTGAGGTCGAGGACATCCTGAAAGAGGTCCAGGAAGTAAGCAAAAACTAAGAGGGGCCAAGGGCTTCTGAAGAGCCCCGACCCGTGAAAGAGATATTTCACGGGTCCCGAGCTCAGGTAAGCAGCCCAAAGCCCCACCAGTAGCAGTATACCATTGGTAATGGAATAATGATTAGCTTAGGAACTCTCAAAAGCTTCAATTCCACCGACTACCGGGCTGAGGTTCAGCTCGCTGGCTCAATCACCACTTACCTGGATGCCGTCAGCGTGGCCCGAAACATAGCCTCGGCGGAGATGGTTGTCGGCAGGCACGTCATCGTCGCCATCCCTGAGGATAACCCCAAGGACGCCGTAGTCATTGCAGTATTTACAGTATAAGGAGGAACAACATGGCAAAAAGCAAAGTCAAACAAGCAGTAGAAAAGGAAATCACTAAGGAGGGACTGCCTAAAGAAGCCTTCGCTATCGTGGGCGACCCTGAGGATCCCGAGACCTGGAAGCTCCCCCATCACACCGAAGCCATCTTCCGGGCCCTCCAGGGCCGGCTGAATATCGAGAAGACCGTCAACTGGGATCGCATGCCCGCAGCGGTGGCAGCCCTGAGCCGGGGCGGATATCGGGGGGAGAGGGTCCAGGCGGACCCCGAGGAAATCATTAAGGCAGCCCGTCATCTGGCAGCTCATTATGAAAAAGCGGGCAAGAGCGTCCCTGATACCCTGGGAGCATTGATATAACCGGCCTGATGGGTGGGATATGTCCTAAAAGAACTTTCAGGGGCTCTCTGCCTCAAATTACAGGGGGGTTATAGCTAACATGTGGCATCGCTATTATTACGGTCTGATCGGCTTCGCCCTGGCAGGAGGCGGAGCAGGCCTGATGCTGGACGAGCTAATTGAGGGTCCCTTCATGCTCACTCCCACCAACCACGAATTCTGGGGACTTGCTGCTCTAATTGTTGGTGCCGTCCTTAATTCTAAAAAGCCACATGGGAAGGACTAATGCTATATATGTGGAAAAGATTTTATGATCATAATACCAGGACACAACATACA